CTGTAGGAAATACTTGTTGCATCAAAGAAGTTAACTCATCATCCCTATTACCTTCTTCTATAGCTCGGTATATATCTGGACTCATCTGTCCAATCTGAGCTAGGTTAAGTTTCTGTAAATAAGTTCTATCCTCTCTGTGCCAGCCAACGTATGTAATTAACATACCTCTTTCTAATAAATAATTAGCACCTAGTTCCATTTCTTTTTTGAAACGAGGAATATATCCGGAGGTTGTCATCCATTTCAAGAAACTGGATACAACTTGAGATTGTGCCATGTCATTACTCTCTACAGGATAAGCTCTAACATTAGACCTATCTAATGAGGACATGAACAAAGATACAAGACGAGTAATCCGTTCATCAATAGTGTGGGCCTCCATATCTGATGCACCTTCCCAAGGGAATGCATCGGAACCGTGCTTTCTGTGGTCACGACTTTTACCGGGCCAAAAGTTTCTTCGGTCATCATATGAGCTTCGGCATAAATCAAAGTATGCTTCTAGTTCAGTAACCGTTTGGTCATATGAGTAGCGTAAAGTTTTTACATCGGGTTCACTACTTACATAAGTAAGTGCGTTTGAAATTGATTCACTTTCCATTTATTTTTGTTCTAGCAGATTTTAAGATTTTGCGTAGCAAATCTTTTGGTGTTCCTATTCTATCACACATATCCGAATGTGACATCTCGGTAGTATGTTCGTGCTTAATATATCTGCACAACATCTCCCAAGCACACAATCTATCTATCTGTTCATTCCGCCACTTTTGTGTAGCAGTTAAACACCTAGCAGCTTTTGATTTTCTTTTGGACATATCTATAACTTGAACCCCTATCATCTTGAATGCACTCAACTGTAACCATTTTACCCTTGAGTTTACCCCAGAATTTTCTAGGTAAAAGAACTGGTACACGTTTGCCTAGCTCTTTACTATAAGCCCAGTTATAACATCTATTAGGACATTCCTTGATTATTTTTACTTGAATATGTTTTGGTACAATCTCTGGAATATCAAATGCTTCCTTGAGAATCTCTACTCCTTCTTCATTTATCCAAGTACCCTTACCTCTACCGGTAACCATCTCTGCTGGTAATTTATCCAGAGCAAGCTGTAACGCTTCGTCAAAATCTACTTTGTATTCTTCTGATAGTGTTACTAATCTAGTCTTCATTAATATCCTCCTTTTGATTTTACTGTAGCCATCATTTGATAACTGTTATAGTGGTCGGGGCCTAGGCCTCCATTGGTCATACGTAAGTATCGTATTAAATCAAAGAAGTCCTTAAGTGCCTCATCCATCTTTCCATTACTATTATAATTTATTAAGCTGTCAATTAAATTCTCACATCCTTCGTGTATATAACATCTAGGCCTATTGGCTTCATCGACATCATAGTTAGGATTATAATTAAACCATTCATCTACTGCGGTAATACCTATCTCTTCATTCTTACCATCGCTTGGTACAAATACCATACCGTAGTCTTCAAAGCTAGTAAACAAGTCAGTATTGTTTTCGTTTTCTTTAGCGAAGAATCTGGAGTCACCTATTCGCTCCATAACTTTTATTCCCATCTCGTCTTCTATCTCTTTAAATAATTCTACATATCCTTGAACATCTAGTCCTATCTTCTTAGATGCTGGGCCATATCTCCACTTGGGGTCACCAAACAATGCCCACTCTCCATACGTTGCCCTATCCGGCCAGTCACGCATTATATATACATCTTCGTTTTCATTTACTGCTGCCCATAATGCTGAATAGTTTCTGGCACCAGCTGGGTCAACCACTTGATAAACTGTAAAGTCATCGTTGATTTCGGGGAACTTCATACCGTGTTTGTTCTCCTCATCTCCGAGTACATTGACTTCAGTAGAAAACAATGGTAGCAATGAAGTCATTGACTTTACTGGCACACCATATGCTCTAACCATTATATCTTCTTCAGAACGATTTGCTAAGTCCTTAGCTATACGTTCGTATCCACCGAATGGATTTTCATCCGAATGAAGATAAACAATGCTTGCATCTCTCTCTGGACTGTATTGTTTTACTGGTAATGGCTTATTCGATAATAGTTCAGCTTCTCGTGTTTCTAATGTTTCTGCTCCTTTTAGGTACTCTGATATAAATGGTGTATAACCATCAATCGGTGTGAATCCAATAAGCATCTTTGAATCCCGTGTAGCTAAACGAAAGCGTAGTGTATTAACTAATGCTGAGTCACCTAGGTATTCATCAAGCCATGCTCCAATGTTTAGGCCCTCTGTCTTTTTGAACCCGAACTCAAAACCTTCTAAGATAGTTTGATTGTTACTGTACTGAGTATAAGTCTTGAAGTCAACACGAGTACGTGTGTCCGGAAATATAAATGAACTACCGGTGAATCCATTTTGCATAGAAAAATTAATATAACCTTCTATACTCTTAGTCTTTCTCTTGAACTCCTTGGGCATCATCTCCCAGATTGCTGCTTGCTGTACCTTAATGGAAGTATCAGCGTTCTGTGAAAAACAAACTATATGTCCGTCAGTATTCTCAGTTACTGCTTGCATTACTAACTTAGCACAACCAGTAGTCTTTCCGGAACGGTTACCACCGAGTGTTAAGCACTCGTTGTGTTCCTTGAGCCCGGCCTTCATTCTATCCCAGCCGGCTAAATCAAACCCATACCTTAGTGGGTCTTCTTCAGCGGCAAGTATTCTACCCTCGTGGGCCTTGTGTAATTCGGCTAGTAACTTCGGCTCCTTTTGTGCTAACAAAAGAATCTCTTCATCACTTGGTGCATCCAGTATAGGATGCTGTGTAAATTTTAACTCCATAAAGAATCATCATCGGATATATCATCAGAAAGTTCTTCTTCCTCCCAGATTATATCCAAGCCATCGGACTCCATATCTTTCTTTGTTTCATTTACTAACATCTTTCCTACTCTGAAATTAGTATAATCATAAAACAAATCACCCTCGTCATCCATGACAACAAACATATAGTTACTAAAGTGCTCACCTAGGTTACCCCGGATTCTATCAAATAAATCATCGTAGTCCTCAGTTATCATCTATATCTATTACCTCCGCTTTCTTTATCTTATCCAATCTATCACGAGCAGCCTTTATTGTCTCCTCGTAATCTTCTTGAGTATACACCCTACGGTCTTCGGTTATTTGTGTAGCCTCACCTCTAGCGGTAAGTGCTTCACGTGCTGAGTTAGCTTTTGCTATTGAAAGTTCTTTTAAGTCCCGGAAGGTTGGTTCTAGTTCACCACTCTGGAGCCGGCCCCGTACTGATTCAATCAAGTCCTCTTCTAATGAAGACATATCTAAGTAGTTCCGGGCCGCTATCTTTCCGGACAAGTCCTTGAACTTACCTAAGTGGTCAGCGTAGTCAGTCAGTACACTTATTACTGTCTGCCTATCGTATCCGTACTTCTTAACTAGTCGGGTCTGGCTATTGCCAGTTGCATATAAGTAAAGCATCTTAGCTACCTTTTCCGGGTTATGCCGGCTTAGGCTACTTATCTGTTGTATCTCTTTACTATCAGAAACATCTCGGATTGATTCCGTGATTTGTTTCATTAACTCCTCCTTGTCTTCGCTCATGGTATTAAGTCCTTTAACCTAAGTAGTATACCCTTACTAGTATTATTATCCCCACCGAGTACGTCCCGGCCGGTTCCTATATAGCTTCTAGCTATATCCTTTAGCTGATTAGTAGGTAGCATTATATGTAAGTCCTCTACAACAAAACAATAGAAGTCAGACTGAGTAGTAGATAACCCGGATGGTTTACCCCGGCTTTCGTACTCAATAAATATATTTCCAGTCTTCTTGGCAATCAAGTCCCGCTTGACCTCCACTTTCTTATTAGCAAAGGTATCAGCAAGCCCGGCCTCAGCCACTTGCCCTACCTCTAAGTCATATCTAAAGTCCGAACAGTATTCCATTTATTTTCAATTATCTTTAGGAATTTACAACTGTCAAGTACAATCTGTGATATAATCGCAAGGTCTCCTTAAGGATTTACCTTAACGATAAAAGCTTTCTAACAAAAGAAAGCTAAACCTTAAGGATACCGTAAAGGTTATGGGTGTCAAGTAAAAAACCCTATGAATTATATATTTTTTTACGGCCCTGTTATTGATATATATGTGTTCTGTGTTCCGTAACTGTCGACCCCCCCGACCCCTGTCAGCCCTAACGATTTTTAGATTAGGCACACACACAGACATTCCCATTAGGTCTCCTTATGGAAGCCATTAGTTTTACTTATGTTTTAATATTAGGGATTCTTATGCTATGAATAAGTAATTTTCTCTCAAGAGAGGCGAGGGATTCAAGGGCTTCTGATGGCTATATTTAGGGGCGTGGATTTGGGGCAATCAGCTTATACTTTGCAGTAGATAATTTAATGCACATCTATGCACATCTTAGAAAGTCGAAAATGACGAGGATTGGCTGTATGGGCTGTGAATAAAGAGTGAATACTAGGAGTCCAACTCAAAATCGGATGGCGTGTAGAGGCTCTGAGGTATCTTAATGTGGATTTGATTTTTGGAAAATGTGTCGTAAGTCGTTGATTACCAACGAATGTGTCAGTAAATATAACGGGTTTTAGATAAGCAATTGCGTCCGCAAACGGCTCGTTTATCACAATTTCATAAGCTGTTGATATTCAAGAGGTTACAATTACTCTCATCTTTTTTTTAATATATGTTGACAAGGGGTGAATAGTATGCATTATTGGGTGTACAGTTAGATTAGAAACGACCGAGAATTTGGAAGTGTTGCTCTAGGGAGACCTAGGGCGGGGGAGCAATCCTCAAGAAGTGCCGAGAGGAACTTCACTACCAAGGTGACGAGAGGAGTACGCTAGCTGAGGCAGTCACGAAGACTACTTCCCTTCAGAGGGGTTCAATGCACCGCAAGTACGAGTCAACCGCCAAGTAGATTTTGCACTAGATGTAAAGATGCTCACGCACCAATACAGGTTAACTGATGAGGCTTTTATAGCCGAAACACCGACCGCCAATAGGCGGTGTCTTAACCAATAAACCAATTATTATTATTATGAGAATTAAATTACCAACTATCGTTATTGAAACAGAAGAGTATAAATCAACAATCAAAGCGTTAATGAACTACCACGGGTTCAGCAGAGATGAAGCAAAAACATACCTAATTGATGACCTCACCGCAAGGGCTGAGAGACATTGTGAGCATCTTCTAGAGGAGCTTACAGGGTATGTAGAATGCGAATAAACCACAAGCCCGAAAGGGCGGTGTCTTAACCACAAATTATTATTATGAAAAATACAGAAGTTCTTAATGAAGTAAAAAAATTAAACAATATCATCGAAGAATTAATTGAATTCTTTGACGGGGATTACACATTTGTTGAACAAGTTGTTAAAACACAACTACAAAAACAAGTGTTGAAAGCGTACAGAAAAGGCGTTGAAGAACGCAACAAAAAAGTTCTTGAAGCCAATGGTATCGAGGACTAAACCTCAAGCCCGAAAGGGCGGTGTCTTAACCAACTATTATTATGGAAATACAGTACAAGACTTGCGATTTAATGACAGAAGCGGGCTTAAAATTAGCTGAGAAGCTTCACAACAATGGGTGGGTAATCAACTACCACACACCATTTTCTATACAGTTCTACAGAGTGTAGGGCGGTGTCTTAACCAACTATTATTATGGAAACAAAAAAACCAATACATAAACAAAAAACTTATTTAGTTACAGTCGCAGAAACTGTATCTAAAAAATATTATATCAAAGCTAATTCAGAAGAAGAAGCTGAAGAGAAAGTATTTAACCACGACATACTATTCAATCCCGATGAGGAAGAATGTGTAGGTAGAGAAATAGCCGATATAGAAATATACTAACCAATACTAATTATTATGAAAGAAAATAAAAAGTTAATGAAGAAAATTTGGGACTTAATATTCCTTGAGTTACCAATACTACAAGTTGCTAAATTAAAAGTAATGCTAGATGAATATGTTGACGAACTCTTATGTACTTGTACTGAAGAGGACGAGCAAAAGATGCTAGACATTATCAACCAAAGAACACCTTAAATATTATGACAGTAAAACAATTAATTGAAGAGCTACAACTAATCGATGACCCAAACGCTGAGGTATACATTGAACGAGAGAACAAGTTAGGTACAACTAGGTATGAGATACGTAGCTTTGAACACCTTGAAGACCCCGATGAATTCATCTTGTACTTCGAGTAACCTTAAGGATTTGCCCGCTTTCGAGGCGGGCTATACCCTTAAGGATACACACAGAGAATATGCCGTCAAGGGTATTCGGTGTCTTAACCAAATTAAATTATTATGATACACGAAAAAGTAAAAAATATTACATATAAAAAACTTGATAGCGGAATTGAATTCGAGACTATCGAGATTCCTCTTCGACACGATATGACCGCAAGGTTAGAAGTGTGGTTCGAGCGAGACTACGACCGCCTTATCGCAAGGCAAGATGGAGCTTGGGTCTTCATTGATTACAAGGATAACACCTATGAATTAACAGAGTATGAAGTTCATATGGGCTGTCCATACGATGAAGAATGGAATGAGGATACACCGAACCTCAAGCTACCAAGACATAGAGATGGAGACTACCACACATCGTGGTTCAAAAAGCTCGAAGCAAATCTCGACTACTTGACTGAGAGAGCGAACGAAGCCTTTGGCTTCTAGAATTTTACCACATCATATCGACCGACTGTGCCTTGGGGCTGACATCTTCGGATGCCCAAGGTCATACCTCCGACTGTACTCACAGGTGGTAGTGAGGAGGGGGGAGCAGTTGGTCGTGGTGTCTTAACCAAAATATTATTATGAAGGACTTAACAAATGAACGAACCGCACTGCGGTCACTATTCAAGCACCTCAAAGAGAGTGGCTTTTCAATCAAGGAAGTTGAACCACAACACCTAGAAGATGATGAAGAAATACTAAAGGTCACAGAGGCTACAACCTTTGATGCAATCTTTGACTACTACTTTGTCTACGATGATGACTACATCCTTACTGTAGAGAAGGACGGCAAGTCAGCCCGAATACTACAGACTTGGTGGGGTGGTACAGAGGGACTGTACACTAATGCATCAGTACCCAAGGAGATATTCGATGACCTCGAAAAGGCTACCGAATCTTGGTACGATGAGATGCAAGCAAAAGACATACAATTTTAACAACCAAATATTATTATGAATACAATACACTTACCAATACTTACCCTCTTGAAGAGGGTAGAAGAAATGAAACAACATCATTCTTATCTCAAGAATGACCATATCAACAGCGACTTGGACTACATCATTAAAGAACTCAGAACCATAAAGGGTGAAGTCGTGGCACACGAGACGAACACGCTTGATGGATACACCAAGGATGATGCCGACCTATTCTTAGGTAGGAATCTAGATGGTGATGAGTGGTATGACCTCAAGGATGATATGCTCGGCAATGATTACCTATGGGAACAAGTAGGAGAGTACGCCAACGAATGGATACAAGATAACATTATAGAGAAGGAGAACAACAATGAATAAATACAAAGTAACTTGGAAAGAAGTAATAACCTATGAGGAAATCATAGTAGCAGAATCAGAGGAACACGCTAGAGTATATTCGGGCATCGAACCCGAAAAGGTACACGAAGATGTAGTGGGTAGTTCACTTAAAGCAGAAAGGATAGACTAATGATAACATTTGACCAACTCATATTCGCACTAGCGATAGTCGAGAGTTCCCTCAATCCCCTCGCAGTAGGGGACAACGGGAACGCAGTCGGCTACCTACAAATCACACCCGCAGTAGTCGAGGATGTGAACACATTCTATGGTACGACCTACCATACGGATGACCGATACGATACCCAGAAATCTGTAGAGATATGCAAGTACTATCTCAAGCATTGGGGTGCAGTATTCGAGAAGAAGACGGGCAACAAACCATCAGCCGAAGTCTACGCTAAGATGTGGAATGGCGGGTGCTACGCTTGGAAGAAGACAAGTCCCAAGGTACTCAAGAATCTTGACATCTACTGGGAGAAAGTTAATAAACAATTAGACAACATAGACAAATGAAACTCAACGATATACAAGACTGCCTCTGTGACTTGTACGATGTACATAAAAAGTTACCGAACCATATACTAATCAAGCCCAAGGATGATGATGGGACTAGCACAACAATCGCTGATTGTTTAGAAAATGTAATAGAAAAATTACAACAGGAAGAAGTAAGAACATTAAATAAAGATAAAGAATATATATTATGAAGACACCAATACAAACATTGAATGAGTACGCTGACTACCTAGAAGAAGGCGGAATCAGAATGCACTCAGACGGAGACCTCGTTATGTCAGACGGGGAACTCCACGACCTTGTAATAGAGGCCACTCAACAAGAACCCGATGCGGAAGGGTTGCCGACTGACACACAAATACTAATGGCAATCAACAATGCATTGTACCATCACTTTAATGAGGAATCAAACAAATGAAACAAGTAGAATCAATCAACGAATGGTATCAGATGCTTCAAGAGATTGAAGATAAACAGACACCAAAGCAAATCGAAATGATGGCTGAACTCCACGACCTTGAGGTACAAACTGAGGGCCGTGTTCAAGTAATAGATTATAGAACCACTAACCCACACGGAGACTAATACAATGACCTCAATAGAAAAGAAAGAACAACTGTTTGAACTATACATAGATGACCTACGCTACCTTGGTGCAGAGATACCTACTCTACATTGGGATGTGAATACAAACGGGGACATCTATTTAATGTGGGACTCAATCAACGACAACATACACAAGCACCTAGCTTATGCTGAATTGTATATGGCAAAGATAGATGAGTTCGTAAATTACTTTAACCTCACCCATCATATTACGGATGAGGATTTATAAATCATAATAATAATTGTTGACATCGTGTGGTGAGCCGTTCTTAATGTGAGGATGGCTCACTTCTACGATTGTACTACCGACCCTAAGTTTGAGAAGAATGTAACTACACCTGCTCAAGCTAGAAAGAATAACACTAAGACCTACCCGTCAGTCACGACAGTGCTAGGCATAATCAAGGATGACTTTCTTGATTCAATTTATAAACCACGAATGATGGTAGACCTTGCCCGAAAGCACCCGAACCTAGTGTGGCAAGACATCGAGACCCTAGTGTACGGAACACGGGAACATCCTGTAACAGGTGACACGATAGGTTCATCCGAGTTTGGTACTGCGGTACACAAATGTATTGAAGACAAGGTAGAGGCACTGATGCAAGGCACAGAGGCCGAGCCTAATCCGTATGACAGTTGGGCCGAACCATTTGTAGAATGGATACACGAGAGCGGGACTAAGCCAATGTGTTGTGAGCATATCATTAGCTCAAGTACAATCAAGACTGCTGGTTCAATAGACTTTATGGGATACGATGATGAGGATAAATTATTCCTCGCTGACTACAAGTGCAGAACTAATTGCAAAGGTAAGGCCAAGACTTACCCGAAGGACTGCGAACAGTTGGCCATTGAATCCTTTATGGTAATGAAGGAGTACAAGTTGGATTACCTACCGAGATGCATTACTGTATGTGTGGACTGCGAGACAACCAAGCACTACCACAAGGAGTGGACACCCGAAGAGATGAAGAAAGGAATCGACAATTTTAAATACGCTTGCAAATTATATTGGAACAAAAGGATGAAAAAATGAGTGACGAAAATCCAAACTTAGAGTTCTATGAAGAACTCATACACGCAGACAATGCCATACAATTCGATGGCCTTGACTATGCTATCGTTGGTACAAGCCACGATGGATACTATGTATATGACTACGACAGAATGATTGAATGCTTTATGTCCGACAGTGATATGAAATACGAGGAGGCAATCGAATGGATTGACTTCAATGTATTAGGAATCAATGGTGGCACAGGATTCATTGTACTATATAGCCGTGAACAAATATGAGATAATCTATAAGCACTTTGATATGCCCACGGATTACCGAGGGTATCAAGTTAGGTGGGCCAATGACAAAGCACAAGCAGTCAAATATGTATGCCCGACCAAGCCCGACAAGGATGGGTACGGAGTAACTAAGAAGGGTGCAAGGATACAAATACTAGAAGTAAACGAAAGGTAATTATGGGCAAGGGAATGCAACCGAAGAAGGGATACAATCAGAAACTGTACGAACAGAATTTCGATGACATCTTTAGAAAGAAAAAGAATGAGGACAACAAGACTACTAAGAAAAAAAGCAAGTGACCTACATACCCGCAAGCAAACTAGCCGAGTGGCGAAAGGAAAACGAACCAAGTAAGTGTCCGATATTAAATCGAGAGACTGATGACTGGGTAGTTGACCACGACCACAGCAGTGGTGAGATACGGGGAGTAATAAGTAGACAGGCTAACACACTAATAGGAAAGATGGAGAATGCATTTACATCAATGTGCAAGGGTGACCCGACTGAGTTGCCAACTGTACTAGAGAACATAGCATCCTATCTAAGGCAGCCCGACTCAGAGATACTACATCCTGTTGGACTCAATCAACTTACAAGTCGCTTCAAGAATAATTTAAAAAGAGATGACCAAGTGTTTTTATTATCGACATTGGGGTCAACAAATGCTGAACTAGATGCTTGCATTAATGTAAAGCATCGTGTAAAACTATTTAAGAATTTATTAAAAAAATATTATGACAGAACTAAAACACACACACCAACTTGTGTTGATTCAAGGGGAACTGAAAGCCCCCAAGGGTCAGACAAACAAATTCGGAGGGTACTTTTATCGCTCCGCAGAGGACATACTCGAAGCAGTAAAACCTCTTCTACAAAAACATAACTCGGACTTAACACTCAGCGATGAAATCGTAGAGGTAGGAGGTAGAGTATATGTAAAGGCAACCGCCCGACTAGTATCACACAACCCATTCTCTGAAGTAGAAACCACGGCCTTTGCTCGTGAAGCTGAAGTAAAGAAAGGTATGGATGATGCACAGATTACTGGGTCAGCTAGTTCTTACGCTCGTAAGTACGCACTGAACGGCCTCTTCTGTATCGATGATACTAAAGACCCCGATGCAACTAACACGCACGGCAAACAATCCGAAGCTCCAAAGTCGGGCAACTACAAAGTCAAAACCAAAAATTCAAAAGGTCAAGAACTTGTAGGTAGCATAGATATATTTTAACCAATAATAATAATATGAATCAATACGATAACAGTAATCGTGGTCGCTTATTTAAGAATGACCGCAAAGAAAAAGAAACACATCCCGACTTCCGTGGGGATTGCGAGCTATCAGTAAAGGAACTGAAAGCTTTATTGTCCGAGGCTACAGGTGACACTGTACCAT